AAGAAGCCATTGAGGACAACCTCTATGACTCGCTCTCGGCCCGCTACACCAAGGCTCTGGCTCGCGCTATGGCTTATACCAAGCAGACCAAGGCTGCCTCGGTCCTGAACAACGGCTTTAGCTCCAGCTACCTCGGTGGCGACGGCGTGTGCCTGTTCAGTGCTTCGCACCCGACCGTCTCTGGTGGGACTAACTCGAACGTCCCCACGACCCCGGCTGACCTTAACGAGACTTCGCTTGAAGCCGCCGTTATTCAGATCGCTGGTTGGGTGGATGAACGTGGTCTGCTGATCGCGGCTAAGCCGAAGAAGCTGGTCATCCCGCCCGCGTCGATGTTTATCGCTACCCGCCTGTTGGAAACGGAACTCCGCACCAGCACCTCGGATAACGACATCAACGCGCTGAAGAACAACGGTTCGATCCCGGAGGGTTATACTGTTAACCACTTCCTGACCGACACCGATGCTTGGTTCCTGACCACGGATGTTCCGAATGGCCTGAAGCACTTCGTCCGCTCGCCTCTGGCGCAGTCAATGGACGGCGACTTCGACACCGGTAACGTCCGTTACAAGAGCCGCGAACGTTACTCGTTCGGCTGGTCTGATCCTCTCGGTATGTTCGGTTCGTCCGGCGCTCCGTAGTAGAAACTAAGTAGATTAGAGAAAGGGAAGAGGGTCATGCCTCTTCCCTTTTTTCTTGCGCGGTGTATAAAACGTTACGTCTAGGTTTTTTACCTGCATCGACTGGCCTAGCAGACGTAGAAGAGACGATGCAGGGATGTGCTTCTACACAAGGTAATCCTCATGGCTACTTCGACTTTCCAAGGTCCCGTCCGCTCGCTTAACGGTTTCTATACCCAAGGCCCCGGCGCGGTTATCAACCTCCCCAACAATACGAATACCATCACGCTGGATGTTGCCACCTACGCTGGCCGCGTTATCCGCACCAACGATGCTACTCTGGTTATTACGCTTCCGTCGCTGAATGCTACGGCTGACCCGGGTTCGTCTGGCCCCGGTTCCGACCCAAACACGGTTAACAACATGGGTGCTAGCTTCACGTTCTTGGTGGAAACCGCTGCCACGACTTGGAAGATTATCACTGCGGCCTCGCAATATCTGGTTGGCTCCCTGTTGGTCATCGATACGGATACTACCGACACGGTTAACGGTTTCGCTGCAGATGGCACTGCCACTCGCTCGGTTAACCTGAACGGCACGACCAAGGGCGGCATCATCGGTTCCTACGTCACTGTTACTGCGCTGAACGCCACGATGTGGTCTGTTTCGGGTGTGGCTATTGGCTCCGGCGTTATTGTCACGCCCTTCGCCACTTCGTAATAGGAGCCTGTAATGGCGATGCAAACCGACGTCAAAGCTAGTGCGCCCCTAACTAGTACAGGGGCGTTTACTGATAGCGCTGCTACGGCCCTAGGCCCCCTGCGGATCAAAGCCTTGTACAGCATCTGCGGTGCTGCTGCGGGCTCGGTGGTTATCACTAACGGGAATGGTGGGGCCACGCTGGCGAATATCAGCACCCCTACCGCCGCTAATGCTGGCTACGTCTATATCATCCTCCCCGGTGAAGGTATCCAAGCTACTGCCAGCGCCTACGGGACTGTGGTTAATACGACTTCTACTGTCCTGTTTTACGGGTGATTTGTGAAAAGCGAACAGGGATATAGTCTCGCCGGGAGAAGTGTGTTCATCGCCCTCCCGGCGTATGACTTTAAGGTTTCTCTTAAACTAGCTATCTCGCTTGCGCGCTTTGCGCAGGTGGCCCCGCAGCACGGTATTAACGTTCAGATTGGCAGCATCTGCGGTTGTTCGGTTGTTTCCCGGGCACGCAACCTGCTGGTTAAGGACTTCCTCGAATCCGAATGCACGGAACTGCTCTTCATTGATTCGGATATTAACTTCGAACCCGACGATATCCTTCGGCTTTTGTCGTGGGCAGAGGACCCCAAGAAGGGCATCGTTGCCGGTGTTCCGCGTACCCGTAGCGAGCATAAGACCTATATCGCTAACCTCGACTACGACGCTGGCGGTGAGCTTACGATGAACAGCATGGGTCTCGTACGTGCGACCCATGTGGCTACTGCCTTTATGATGGTTCGCCGGGAAGTCTTCGAGGCGCTGGTAGAGGGCCACCCCGAGTGGCAGTACTACGATACCCGCACCGACCGCGTGCTTAACGCCGTGTTCGACTTCAAGGTTACCGAGGCTGGCTACATGGGCGAGGACTTCTTGTTCTGTGACCGTGCCCGTGAAGCGGGTTACGAAGTGTGGATCGATCCGACGATAAAGCTCGGCCACATGGGCGTGCAGGAGTACATGGGCGACTACGGTAAGGACGTTCTTTACCCAATGATAGTGCCCTCCCAGAAGGTGGCCTGATGGCAAAGTCCCCGGCATGGCAGAGAAAAGAGGGTAAAGCGGAGTCTGGCGGATTAAACGCCAAGGGCCGCGCCTCCTACAACGCTGCTAATCCGGGTAAGCCGGGACTAAAGCGCCCGCAGCCTGAAGGCGGTTCCCGTAAGAAATCATTTTGTGCCCGAATGTCAGGGATGAAGAAGAAACTTACCAGCGCCAAGACGGCTAACGATCCGAATAGCAGGATCAATAAAAGTCTTCGCGCATGGAAGTGCTGACCGTGGGTTCCGGCATGGAGATGATGATCTGGAATATGGCGCTCACGGGCCTCGTTGCCTTACTTGGCTTTTTTGCTAGGGCGAAGTTCAATGAGCTTGATCGTGTAGCTCTTTTGCTTAACAAAACCCGCGAAGAAGTTGCGCGTGACCATATCACTAGAGCAGAGTATAGTAGGGAACTAGAGAAATTGATGGACCGGGTCGATGCCGGGGTTCTACGGCTAGAAACTAAGATTGATGAACTAAATAAACAACGTGTTCGTGGTTCTTAACAAAGGATACTGCTATGAAAAAGATGGCTTCTGGCGGCTCGTTCCGCACTTCTGCTAACGGCATTGCTAAAAAGGGCAAGACCAAGGGCAAGCAAATCAAGATGGCTTCTGGCGGCGCTATGAAGGGCTGCAAGTAATGCGTCCGTCTCGGGGTATGGGCGCTGTCCGCGCCTCGAAGATGCCCGGTGGCAAGATGATCACCCGTAAGGACAATCCGGGTAAAGTAACCGCTTTTGGCAAGGGCGGTAAGGTTGGGGAGTCCGATAAGGACGACACATCTAAGTATAAGATAACTAACCCTGTTGGGCGTGCTGTAATGGCTCCTGTTATGGGTGTTGCTGACACTATGACCAAAGTAGGTAGCCGTGCCGGAGTTCTTACTGATAGGCAGGGCCGGAAAATCACGCCCGCAGAAGAGCGCGACATACGAGAAACGCGCAAAAAAAACCTTGGTTATGCCAAGGGCGGTAAGGTTAAGGAGTCCGACGAGGACGACAAGACCCAAGACAAGGCGCTGATCAAGAAGGCTTTCAAGCAGCATGAAACCGCTGAACATGGTGGTAAGCATGTTGAGCTTAAGCTGAAGAAGGGTGGCAACGCTAACTTTATTAAGGGTGCCATCAAGAAGCCCGGTGCCCTGCGTGCGTCCCTCGGTGCCAAGAAGGGTGAGACTATCCCCGCCGGTAAGCTCGCCGCCGCCGCTAATAAGCCCGGTAAACTCGGCCAACGCGCTCGTTTCGCAGAAATGCTAAAGGGCTTCAAGAAGAAGTAGGGTTTTCACTATGCAGCAGTTTCCCGGGCTCGGGCAGACCCAACCTACCCCCTCATATGCCCCTATGGGCCAACAGGGCGGGCTACCTTCTTATTTGCAGGGTATGGCCGGACTTAATCCGCAGATGATACAGCAATCCCCCTCATATGCCCCTATGGGCCAACAGGGCGGACTGCCTTCTTATTTGCAGGGTATGCCCGGATTGCAGGGCGGTGGTCCGCCGAGTCAGCAATACCCCCAGCAACAACCCCCGCTCAATCCCGAACAGATACAGCAGATACAGCAGATACAGCAGATGCAGGGCCTCGGGGCTCAGCAGTATCAAGGCCAACAACCCCAGCAGCAGATCGTGGACGCGCAGGAGATGGCTTACCACAAACAGCAGATGCAACAGATGCAGCTAACCCCAGAGCAGTATTCACAGCGGTATCAAGGCCAACAACCCCCGCAGCAGCCCGCTACCGCTAACCCGGCTATGCAGCACCCACAAGGCCAACAACCCTCGCAGCAGCAACAAGACCAATACAACACTCAAATGCAAGCAGCGAGCGCTGCGATCTTGCCACAGTATGGCGGTAA